CTTGGAGATCAAAAGATTGACATGGCTCCAAAGGAAATGTTTGCTCGGTATCTAGAAGGTGACCCCGTGAAGCTACGAGAAGTTGCAGAGTACTGTATCAAGGATACATTGTTACCACACAAACTCATGAAGAAGATGTGTATCCTACTCAATCTCCTTGAGATGGCTAAAGCTACTTGGGTACCACTTTGCTTTCTAGTAGAACGGGGGCAGCAGATTAAGGTCTTCTCCCAACTTACAAAAAAAGCTCGTGAAATGGGATTTATGGTACCAACAATTCGCTGGGGACAGTTACCCGAGGAACAATATGAGGGAGCAACGGTTCTGGAAGCCCAAAAGGGTGCGTATTACACTCCGATTACTGCCCTAGATTTTGAGGCTCTGTACCCGAGTATCATGATGGCTCACAACCTCTGTTACTCCTCGTATGTCATGAATGAGAAGGACTATGGCAACATACCTGGTATTGAATATGAAACGTTCAAGATTGGTGCAAAGACTTACAAGTTTGCACAAGATGTTCCTAGCCTCCTACCGGCTATCCTTCTAGAGCTTAAGCAGTTCCGTAAAAAGGCTAAGAAGGATATGGCAGCTGCGACAGGTTATATGAAGGAGGTCTACAATGGTAAACAGTTGGCCTATAAAATCAGTATGAACTCAGTCTATGGATTTACTGGCGCTGGTAAGGGTATTCTTCCATGTGTACCTATTGCGTCTACTACAACCTTTAGAGGTCGCGCAATGATTGAAGAGACTAAGAATTACGTTGAGAAAAACTTCCCGGGTTCAAAGGTGAGATATGGTGACACGGATTCAGTCATGGTTGAATTTGATGTGGGTGATCGCAAAGGTGAAGAAGCCGTCAAATACAGTTGGGAGATTGGTGAGAGAGCTGCTGAAGAGTGTTCAGCTCTTTTCAAAAAGCCTAACAATCTAGAGCTTGAGAAGGTATACTGGCCTTATTTCCTGTACTCTAAGAAACGTTACGCTGCTAAATTGTGGACGAAGGGTAGGGATGGTAATATGAACATGGATTACATTGATATCAAGGGACTCCAAGTTGTTCGTAGAGATAATACACCCCACGTTAGGGAGGTTTGTAAAGAACTCCTAGATGTTGTACTGACCTCAAGTGACACCGGACCACCAAAAGAGCTTGCGAAGGAGCGCGCAGTTGAACTCCTTTCGGGTGATGTTCCAAATGAGAAATTGGTTTTGAGTCAATCTTTGTCAGATAGTTATAAGGTTTCTGGACAATCGGTATCTATAACAAGTCCTGAGAGCTGTAATATCAATCAAGCGCATGTTCAGGTTGTTAATAAGATGAGGCAACGTAAACCTGGGTCTGAACCACAATCTGGTGACCGTGTTCCATACCTACTTGTAAACACGGGTGACCCTAAAGCTAAGGCTTTTGAAAAATCAGAGGATCCAAAATATGTTGAAGAGCAAAACCTCCCAGTTGATTATAAATACTACTTCATCAATAAGTTTTTAAATCCTGTGTGTGATCTACTTGATCCACTATTTGAGAACACGAAGCAGGAAATCTTTGGTGAATTGATTACCCAATGCAAACCACCACCAAAGAAGCGTGAACCTCCCCTAAGTACTATGAAGAAAGTGGATCTGATAGAGGAATGTAAAAGACTCGGTCTAGATTTTGATGGTAAAATCACGGATCTAAAAGATCGTATAAAAAATGCTCGTGTTCAACGAGAAGAAAGTGTTGAAGACATATTTAAAAAATACGAACAAGAGATAGATAAGTCATGAGTCTTAATGAAAAAATCGCAGATCTGTTAGAGGAAGAATTGAAGTTGCGCATGGATCTTTTATTGACTGAGTATGCGGAAACGATATCTAAGAAATACCAGATATCGTTACAGCTACTTCTAAAAGATATTCCATGTGTTTCCGTAACAAGTACATGTATGGGAACAAAACCAGATGGTTCTAGGTGTACTTTCAAGGGTATTCATAACGGATATTGTGGGAAACACCAAAAACAAGGTGAAAAAATTAAACAGAGATTTCATGAAACTTTCAATGGTCATACCCATGGTCCAGGTCTTAGAAATGTTGCAGGGTGTCCGGCTTGTGAAAGATCTTTTTCGTCTAATAGGCTTATAGATTTAGATTCATTATTAAATAATGAGTAAATCCGATATTCTACTAACATCAATAAACAACTTTTACAGCGAAGAAGACAACCGATCCAAGTTATTGAATATACTAGACAAAACAAGTGGTATTTCATTGAGAAATCTCGAATGGTTTATCACTAATTACGCTAAGAAAAATCATACATCCTATAAGACGGGTGATGGAAAAATATTCACTGTACATTATGCTTATAAGTCTAGCTTAGATGGGTACTCGAAAAAGCTTTTCGATCCATTTTGTAGATCCCAGAAGTTTCCTTATTCAGTGCCAGGTACATCTCATGAAATTCATACGACTTTAGCACAGCTAAATTTCATCAAATGGTGTATCAAGAATAAGATTATAGATTATATCAGGGATCATAGGAGTTCCTTGTTTAATAAGCAACAGGTTGTACCCGTCCCTCTTCAAATATAAATGTTTGATAACCGGTATAATACATGTGGAGAGCATACGTATTCGACGATGTATCCACCTTGGTAGTATCTAGATTCACTTCAATATTTGTTTTATCGGATTGAATCTGACTAAAATCCAAGTTCCCCGATGGCTCCACATTGATCGGATTCATCGAGAAACTGTATGTGTATATATTCCTAATAGGCCTAGATAATCTTGACCTATAGGGGATTAGATATTTGAAATAATTGTGATTCGTGTTTGTAACATTCGGCAACTTGGTTCCATTAATGTAAAAACTCGCATCTTTCATAATAGGACTGAAAAAAGTTAGTTGATCATCAAAGCTGACATTCGATGAAAAGTTGAAACGATTTTGACATAAATAAAGTTCTTCGTCGTTTGTGGGAAGATCAAAAACTTGTGTTTGACCTATACCATTAAATGTGGGTGAACCTACAACTAATCTTAAACCTTCGTCCGACATAGACATAGAACCACCACTTCCAGTTCCACCCATGTCACGATGTAATCTATCCCAAGCAGGTACGTTTGATACCTGCGAATAATTGTAGGCTCTTGAACGATTTGCGGTTGGTGTACCCACAGCAACTCTTGTACCAGTATTTGAAACTGACACTGATGTACCAGATTGTTCATTGGCAACTATTCCATTAATGTTTGGTCCAATTTGTGCCCACGCACCACTACCACTTGTGCTATAAAAGAACACGCGCGCATGTCCAGCATTTGAGCCACCGGTATCATTTTTTGGTGCACCACCAATTAGATAAAGACCGTTTTTAGAAAGATCCACAGATGTTCCAAATTCGTCACCTGTCGCAGAACCATCTAGATCAACGCCGGCGGGTCGTTGTACCCAAGCTGTTCCATTGTATACAAAAGCTCTAATATGTCCTTTACTTGACTGATGACCGGGGGCACCCACAGCTACTACACTATCATTACCACCACTCGTGAAAGGATCAGAAAGAGATACAGCTGAACCAAATTTATCACCACCACCAACACCGTCTATATTTGAACCAGTTTGTTGCCAACCGGGACCAACCGTGTATGTCCAAATCTGTACACGTCCTCTATTAGTAAAACCAACCTCGGTAAAATCTGGTGCACCTACAGCAACCTGAGTGCCATTACTGGATAAAGAAACCGATGTTCCAAATTTCTCACCCACAGTTCCCCCATCAATGTCATCTCCCAATTGACCCCAAGCTGTTCCATTGTATTGGTAGACTCGGACATGTCCTTTACTACTGTCATGAATTGGTGCACCCACAGCAAGGGCTGTACCTGTGTTAGATAAAGAAACAGTTGTTCCGAATAAGTCTCCGTCGCCTGCGCCAATCAGGTCGGTACCTAATTGGGTCCAAGTTCCTGAAATAAGTTTGAATACCCTAACACGACCCTTATTTTGATTGGGATTATCTATTTCTCCATCCTCGGGGCTTGTATCAACTTGTAATTCATACTTGGGTTCACCTATAGCTATAGTAGTGCCATCGGGTGACAGAGCCACTGAGTACCCCGAATCATCGTTTGCGTTAGTGCCAATAATATTAGCACCTATCTGTTTAGGTTCGAGGGCCACACTCTCATCCACGTTCTCAAACTTGGTATTTCTCAAAAACCAATGAAGACACTTCACAGGGATGTTTGGAACCAAGTTTGTACGAATCGCATTTTTACCAAGTTCACTCACGGTTGTTGGATGTTTACGAACTAAATCAGTTACAACAACTTGTCTTTCATGACTGAGATAATTCCTCTCTTCGGGGCTCACTGTGATTTCCTCAGTAATAAGTTTGAAATCATCAAGAATGAGGGTATCTAATGTATCTGTGAAGAAAGATTGTTTATGAAACTCTAGTACAAATTCAATTTTCTGTTTATGTACGGCACATGTAGGGAAGTAGGGTCTATTTGGTTTATTAGTTGTGTACTCATCACTCGCGTATTTACGAGCAAAGAAGAACTGCATAGGTATCATTAGATCTGTCTCAAGTCTAGAGACTGAGTCTGTTATAGTAGAGTCATCAAAACCAATACTTCTGTTTACAAGAAATCTATTTGCTACTTTTTCAGACATTTCTAAATAAAGTTCATCGTATATAATTCCCCAATCACTCTCAATCTTTTCCAACTCTGTATCATCCACGAACATCGATACACTTTTGAGAATATGCCTCCCTAACTGATCAGCGTAATTCCCATTTGTGACCTTAGGCATTTTTATGCTCAACCACATATTGCTAAGCAAGTCGCCCATATTTTGAGGGTTAAACTGAACCTTTATGGTTTGCCCAAAAGGCCAATTAGGGATCTGCCCCGAATTGATTACATTCTTACTCCTGTGATATTTCCGAAAGTCAGAATGCCTTCTTGTAGTATTCGGGTTGAAGAAAGACTCCGCTGGATCCTTGCAAAGCAAGTACGTGTCTTGCTTTCCAATAGCTTTAAGTGAAATTTTTGCCGCTTCACCCATACTTATCTATTGTCTACATATTTTTAATATCATCTTTCCACATTGTCATAGGAGAAGTAGACTTCATAATCTGGAGTTCTGTTTTTGCTTGTTTGGACTGTGCCAAAAGATCTCTGACACTCTCATCTGTGTACTGAACCGTCTTGATGTTTAGAAGGTAGTCGTAGCTTCCATTTACTTCTGGGAACAGATCAGATAATTGGTTCTCAAGATCCTGCTTTTTACGACGGAAGACAACAATGTCTCCATTGATGACCATAGACACAAAGCGAGACTTATAGTCACACATCTTAGATTTAGCCTCAAGAACCTTGATTAGATACTCTTTTCGCTTATTGTAATATTCGCGACGAAGGGTGATGAAATCTTTCAGAATCATCTCAGGGGTTTCATACTTATGAATACCCTTGGTGGGGTGGAACAAGTGCATGTTCGAGGTTCGGAAAGTCTTTTGAAGTTTGAGATCCTTAACAGCATCTTTGCCATTGTAGTCTTGAATGAGGAAATCCACATTCTCGGTTGTACTGTTATTTGTGAAACCACTGATGATTTTCTTTTCAACGAGAGTATCGAGGTGTTCCTTGTAATCCTGGGTCCAGCGCCCCGGGGGAAGTTCAGTCACCTTAACCGTTCTTCCAACACTAGTCCATACACCTTGGGTTATCCATGAATCATCATCTTGCTCAAACACTTTTCCCTTGAAACCTCTGAACCAAGGCTTCATCCTTTTGATAGGATTACCATCAAGGAAATTGAGGATATTGTTCCGAATATCTTTGGGGTTAAATGGAGGTATATAGCAACTGAAACCAGTGCCAATACCCTCACTTCCATTCACCAAAATCATAGGTAGAGTAGGCATATAGAACTCGGGTTCAATAGAGCGACCATCGTCGTCTAGATAGGTGAGAATCGCATCATCACGAGGATCAAATACATTTCTCGCTTCAGGTGTCAATCGTGTGAAAATGTATCTTGTCTGGGATGCGTCTTTCCCACCCATAAGACGGGTACCAAATTGACCACAAGGTTCTAGGAGATTCAAATTGTTGGAGCCTGTATAGTCATTGGCTAACTTCACAATTGTATCAGCGAGGGATACTTCACCGTGATGGTAAGCAGACTTTTCTGCCACGTATGCAGCCAATTGAGCTACTTTCATCTCCGCAGTCAAATTCCTTTGAAAACAAGAATACATTACCTTACGCTGTGAAGGTTTGAGTCCATCACAAACGTGGGCAATAGAACGCTTCAAATCAGCGAGCGAGAAATTCACTAGATCTTTGTGAACAAAGTCTGTGATAGCCAGTTGTTTTACTTTCCCGTAAGGTACTTCAAGTTCATTGGCTTCTTTGGCTGTACTCTCTAGAAGCCATGTCTTACGGTCATCAGCCTTCTTCTTGTCAAATGCCAAGGTAATAGACTTATCAGACATTACATCTGTATTAAACTTGACGGTAAGGTCTTCAATCTTTTTGAAGTACTCCCTAGCTTCCGCAGAAGTTGAGGTACCCAAACCCTTGTAGTACTTGATACGCCAACCAGATTGACCGGTACCGTACCACGCACGAAACGCAGAGTCTGTATAGAAGGATTTACTTTGATTACCCCTAGAAGCCTTGATAATCGGTGTAACCATTGAAACAACAAATCCCAACTTGAGAAGACTGGGCCAAAAGTAGTCAATCATGTTTAGGATCAGACCCTTAATGTGCGAACCATCGTTATCCGCATCAGTCATAATCATGAGACGACCATAGCGGAGCTCGGATACATCTTTGTAGTCTTTTCCCTGTTGGAGACCCAAGATCTTCTTGAGATCATTGAACTCTTGATTCCCAGTTAACTGAGCAACCGATGCATCTCGGACATTCTTACACTTCCCCCGAAGTGGGAAGACACCGTAGTGGTCTCTACCAACAACTGAGAGGCCAGCGACGGCTAGGGTCTTAGCTGAGTCACCCTCCGTGACGATGAGTGTACACCTAGAAGATTGTGCTGTCCCAGCTTTGTTTGCGTCATCAAGCTTGGGAATACCAGTGATTTTAGACTTCCGAGCTCCACCATCAGTTTTGGCCAACTCTTTCATCTCCTTAAATTTTGAGAGAGCTGTAAGTTCATCGGAAATGCCAGTCTTAAGAGCATTCTTGACGAATGTTTTGGGCATATCAAATTTAGAACCAAAGTCTTGTGCTTTTAGGGTACACTCAGACTTAACCTGACTCGAGAAAGTTGGGTTCTCAAGGATTGCCTTCACAAAGATTGCGAACGTGTTCTTAACCTGTTGAGGCCTGAGTTTGATCTTCTTAGCCATGTCCTCAATAATCCCCGCAGCCACTAGCGAAGCTGCGTGATCAACATGGGTTCCACCTTTAGTTGTACAGATACCGTTCACGAATGATACCTGTTGCATACCATCCTCGGATGGACCAATACACACTGACCATCGGTCGGTTGTAACACAGTGTACATTATCTACACCGGTGTGCATTTTTGCGTAAGCCTCAAAGTTCTGTTTTGGGAGAACCTCGTCATTGAACTTTACTTTACAGTTTGGGGTTGTACAGATGTTGGCATCCCAAACTCTCTTTTGGAAAATCTTATAGATTGTGTTATCCATCTTAGACATCTTAAAACGCCTCCAATCTGGTGTGAACGTTACGGCCACGGATGATGTGGCACCCGAATGTTTTTTGATTTTTGGTGGTTCACAGACGGTCATATTGTTAGACCATTTCTGTGAGTAAGTTTGCTTTGTTTCATGATCCTTAATGACAATTGAAAATTCTGATGAGTAAATATTCGTCAACTTGGCTCCATATCCATTGCGCCCCCCGACAATTCTCTTTTGAGAGTCGTCGTAGTTTGTACTTGTTAGGAGATGCCCAAAGACCAATTCAGGATTCCAGATACCTTCCTTCTCATGCATGCGAACACTGATACCACCGAGAGGTCCATTATTTTCAATAGTCACAGCACCAGTCTCTTTGTCTATAGAGACGGCGATGGATGAAACATTCTTGGGGTGTGTAGAGTTGCGATCAATTGCGTTAACGAGGATCTCATCAAAGATCTTCAAGAGAGCTGGGGAATACTTGAGGTTCTTCTTTTCAAATTTTGATTTGTTACCATTGAGAATCCAATACGCCTCGGTACTCAGGTCTACTGGACCGACATAGGAGTCTGGTCGCTTTAAAACATGTTCAATGTGGGTGAGCTTTTGGACGCTCTCCATTTTTTCTTGATTTTATTACAAGTCTAAACTCTAACTTAGGTAAAAAATCTCAGCTTATATCAGATGACGAATAATAACAATCGTGCTCAACTAAAAAAAGCTGAACAAGAGCTGAAAAATATGAAAAGAAAGTATCTAAACATGTTGAATAATAACGGTAAAAATAACAATAATAAAACCAAAAATAGCCCAAAAAACAAGAATGTTGCCACGTGGTTAAATCGTGAAATGTCCCCGGGTAACAAGACCAATATAAAGCCATCCAAGAGAGCTTATCTCAAAACGAACGTGGCTAAGAATGGTAAGATTCTTCATGTTTATGATAGGGATGGTTTGAAGAATTACTTGGCGTTTTCGGATAAGACAGGTCTAAATGCTGAAAGACCCAGTCCCCTGACACGCAAGGTATTCAAACTCAAAAACATCAAGAAGTATCCACCCAAACTTATCTTAAAAGTTCGCCGCGGTAAAAAAAACACTAAGCCGTGATCTTCTTTTTAACAGATTCAAGAAGTTTCAAAACAGAAATAGTTCCCGTGAATAAAAATAGTATCTGTTTGGTGATTGGTATCCGTATTTCATTTAAATGTGGTAAAGAAGGTCTTTTTAGTTTTTTATGAATTCGTTTTAATGAATCACATGTTTTGAGATATTTCCCCTCTGACATGTGATCCCTAGTCTCATCAATTGTATTCATCACTATGAGTAGATCTTGATCTACTGCCATAAATTATAATGATAATTTTTCTTTAGTTACCTTAAGAAGACATGTACACGTTCTTCATAATCGCCATATTTGTTCTCGTACTGGTGATGCAAAATAAGTCAAGGGGGCTGACCCATTCCATCAAAAAATTAGTAAGACAATCAGCTCGTTATGCCACAGCTGCGCAACAGGACAAGTCTCCAGCTATAGCTATACTTCACGCAAATTACGCGGTGGCTTATCTCTACGCACTTAAGGATATTGCATCTGATTCCCAAATACATAATGCCACGGGTATAGATGTTAAGAAGTTTGTAGAACATGTTACAAATGTACAAGATATGGTGACTAAACAGACGACTGAAAAATTCCCAGACTTTGCTGGTCGCGTAGATATGTATCTTTCAGAAATTGGTGGTGAATCCCAATGAGTACCTAAGTAAAACTTGATGATTTGGAAAATCAACTTAATCTACAAATATGGAGATTGTACGAAATGACCTCTGGAATCAATGTCTCAAGGATGCGATGAAAATGTATCGCATTGATGAGGCAAATGAAAAGTGTGAAAGTTTGGCAGATGCTACTTGGAAAATGAAAATGTCCTACAAGAATCATGAGAAGAAGAAGGATAGTAGACAAATCATCGTTTTAGAGAAAGCTCCGACAGTTGTAAACGAACAACGCAACCAGGTTAAACTTTGTCAAGCTACGACAATGGCGGGAAAACCTTGTTCTTTCAAGGCTGTGTGTGGGTGTTTCTGTAAAAAACATAGAATTGATAAGAGTGGTGGTATTGGTAGCAAAATTAAAATAGGTAGTTAATATAAAGATCATGTTGGATCAAGAAAGTCTCAGACCTGTAATAATATCAATGTCTCTCTATCTCATTATAAGCGTTCTCGTGCCTCGTCTAATGACAAAGCCAACTGGTATAGGTTTTATTGATGATCTTGTGATGTATCTGATTGCACAAAAAGATTCAATCATGAACGGTACCATCCTCATTGGTCTTATTGTTCTCGCCACCAATTACGTTGATAACAAACTCCTCCAAGACGTTCTTCCGTCCAACTAAATTTCGTGTATGAGTGTGATCCATCTCTCTAACACGATTATCATACGCATGTCTCATGAACTCCAAGAGTTGGTCAAAGTTTGGTTCACCCCAAACCATACCTTTTTTGAAGAGAAAATCGTCCCTCTCCAATTCTTGAAGTCCACAGTCAATTGTATAAGGTGTTTTGATATATTCTGATGCTCCACCGTAATTTGTTATAATCACTGGTTTATCTCGCATCGCAGCCTCAACCGCACCCATACCAACACCCTCTGAGTGTGAAAAGTTCACATAGCAATCACACTTGTTATGAAGATTATCCATTTCTTCATCCGTTAACATATCATTTGTAACTTCAACTCTTGGGAATGGGATATGTACAGCTTGATTACTGGTGGCTTTGACTACGAGACGCGTATTTGGTTCATTCATTCGCACAAAAGCCTGAAGAATGTCTTTGAACTTCTTTCTGGGATCCATGATATTTCCAATGTGATAGAAGATATAAGGCTTTTCCTTCGGTTGAGGAATGTGTGCGTGTATAACGTAAAATTCGTTATCAGGAAACTGCCGAGAGAGAACCCGTTTACAGAATTCACTCGGTACAGCTACACGCTTAAATTCCTTCATAATTAGACCATAGTCTTCGTGTACAGTCTCAGTTTCACATACTGTCATACAAGCTAGATTTTTTACTCGCGTTTTCGCATACTTGATGTACTCAATCTGATCGTGAGTAGGAATTACAAATATCAGGCCATTCTCTGTCTCGGGGAGTTTTTGACCCAATTGGTAATACAATCCATCAGGTAAGAACAGTTTCACATACTTCATGGCATGTTGACCAATACCCGTTTTTGCGTGTGGACCCACTACAATCATCTAGGTTTAAAGATAATCTTTCTTTTATATATAGTAAAATGTCTTCACTTCGCCAAGAAATTGAGCAGGAAATGCAAAGTGTCCGTATTGATAAGACCCGTCTTTTCAATCTACTCCTAAAGATGGTTGATGGTTGTGGTGGTGGTGGTGGTGGTGGAGTTGGTCCCCAGGGTCCCCCAGGTCCTACTGGTCCCCACGGTCCCCCAGGCCCCGCTGGCCCTAAGGGTGCCGCTGGTCCCGCTGGCCCTAAGGGTGCCGCTGGTCCCGCTGGCCCCGCTGGAACTGCGGCTGCGGCCCCAGCTGCTAAGGCTCCCGCGGCTAAGACTCCCGCCAAGAAGCCTTCGGCTAAGCCCGCCGCGAAGAAGACTGATGCCTAAGTATACAAGTTAATTAAAGTTAATACCCCTATTATAAATACATGTTCGCTCTCGCTCGTGCACCAACACACATTTATAATACGATTAAGAAGACAGATGAAAGTAAATCGTCTAGAGGTGGAAGACATTGGCGTCAACATTCGGGTCGCACGGTTCATCGTCAGAATTTTGCCATGAGCCCTAAAGAACCCACGGATGACACTGTGAAAATCGAAAAGCTGGAACGCGAGGTTGATAGGTATAAAAAGGCGAATAAGAAATTGAGGATGATTGCGAGTTGGAATCTTCGCGCAGCTCAGTCAGCTTTCAAGGATTCTGAAAATATACTTCAGATTCTGGATGATCTATATGGAGATGACGCGTACGAAAACCTGTCAAATTAAAGTGGGAATTTTCTAAAAATGGGTAAAGGAGACGAAAAGAATCTTGGTCTACACATGTGTTTACTAGGTAATGCGTGTGGTAATCTGACACCACTTTTGTACACGGAACCCAAAAATAAACCAGCTGATAATGCTCTGGTTGGTAAAACTCCGATACGTGTTGGAATTGTATAGATTCCATTTTTAATGTCATCTTCTACATCTTCAATATCCGCCATGTTTGATACACTCGATGCGAGAAGACCCATCGCAATCGTTTCATTTTCAATAACATCTGTGTGAGCTATGAGATGCGGTACAACACTGATAGCTCCCGCCCAAAAGGTACCCACATAAAAGGGTTTTAATAATGGTAAATTCTGCTTAAATGAAGGATACAGTAGAATACATAGAATTTCTGGTGGGATATACTTGGACTGATCTGTGTACCATAGTATCAGATTTGCTGTTAAGAGAGCCGCAGCAATAGATTCTGGGGTATCCTCAGTCTTCCCATCTAGGTATCTATCTGCACCATATGCCCACCTCGCCGACGCCATAATATACAAAAGGGGTAGAGGTTCGAGAGGTGTTCCCGAACATAATGCTAATACAGACATGATTGTACCAACTCCTAGTCCGGTTGTCATCTGTGTATTAATATTACTTGTCACCATAAATTTCGAGAATATCTCGCACGATAGGACTTCTTTCAATGTCCGCGAAGTCAAATGTTATACATTCAATGCGTTTGTTCTGTTTCCCTTCTAACCGAGACCAAATATCTTTGAGACCATTATCTTCGTATTTCCTGTCATGTTGTTTGGGATCACCCGTTATCACCATCTTACTACCTTCACCTATACGAGTGAGGAGCATTTTCATCTGATTTGGTGTTGAGTTCTGCATTTCATCAGCGATTACAAATGCGTTCTTAAATGTTCTTCCACGCATGTAGGCCAAAGGACATATTTCTATGATTTTCTCTTTGATCATATATTGGATATCACTTTGATTGTAAAATTCACTAAATACATCCATAATGGGTCTGGTCCAAGGATCCATCTTTTCTTCTAACGTTCCTGGTAGGTATCCTATGTCTTCTTCTACTGATACAACGGGTCGAGTTAATACGATTTTCTTAAATGTTTTATCATTATACCCAGCAATCGCGGCGTAGCACGCTAACATCGTCTTACCTGTTCCAGCCGGACCGATTGCGAATACCATGGGTTTACCAATACTGTATAACACCCTATTATAGTGTTTTTGATTTTCATTTTTTGGTGTTACAGTTGGATGTTCGATTCCGTCCATCTCTCCTTCGAAGTAATAGTCGTTTTCGTCGTATGATGATGAGAGTGAAAATTTTAAATTGTTTCGACCCTTTTTACCCCCCATACTTTTTACGCAGAACTTTTATTGACCCACCATAAAAAACCCCCGAACAACGCTACTAGGATTGCTACTAGTAAACCAAAGGAATACTTTTTAGGGTTTTCGTCTGGGGGTTTATCGGGTAACTTTTGAACATTTTGATTAAGTGTCTCAAGTTTTTGTAACAATTTACCCAACATTTCAAGTATTTGAACTTCTTTATTTACAGGCTTTTCTTTCACATTTACTGTTGTAATCTCGAGTGTCATTGACCACTGTGCATTAGATTTAAGAAGTAGATAATCACCGTCATCTTGTTGTTCAAATATTTTGAAATCTAACTTTTTTATAGATATTGGATTAAAGTATCTTGTCGGTGGATTAAAGGTTTTCCATTGTTTATCTCGCATTAATATTCCATTACTACCCACAAAATGTCTTTCTAGGGGTACACGGGCTAGGATCTGTCCATTCCTTTCGTCTAACATTTGCGCAACCTTGGGTATATCTGGACATATGACATCAACATATTTAGCCACATTGGTATTAAGGTTGGCGTCATTCTCACCAATCTGTGTAATGTAGAAATCAACCATTTTGACACCTATGACTCTAGACATATCTTCAACGTGAGTATTTGACTTTAGGGTTAGATCAAGTGAAAATACATTATTGGTTCCGTTTACAAAACGAGAATCCAATACGACATACTGAACCTTTTTGGGTATATCTTCTAATCCCATATCTAATGTTATACCACAAAAAAAAGTCTCCTTTTTTTTTTCAGGGGAACAGGTATGGCTGGATCACTCGGTGTAAAAGCTGTGATATTCACGGGTACCCTTGCTGGGGTCACAATTATTGATGCGATTAGAGTTTTTAAAGGATATAAAAAAATGGCTTCTAAAGTTAATAAAAAATGATCTCATCCAACTGGATTCACGCTATCTGTAGGACTATGATTTCCATGGGTCCAGAGTACACTACTAATGTTCTTAAGTGGGTCAAGAGCGCCGTTTGGGATGCACCTTATCGTGTGTGGCTTGATATTGAACTTCAGAAGATAGCCTATGATCGCGAAGATTGGAAGAACGATTCTCTCTACCCAAGTGACGACGAATGTGATGAAACACCTAAGTCGGAATAAAAAGTATATAAAAAATTAACAATGAGTGAATACACAATTCCTATCAACGATCTATTTGTTCGTTCAAGTGTACCACTCGGTATCCCCGGTTTGGCTACAGACGAACTTAGAATCGCCTTTATCCAAGCTACCGCCCCCCTGTGCCCAGACGTTCAACGGAAGATTTGGGAAGAAGTTCTCTATTGTACCACACCAATTGAACCCCCACCTACCCCCAAGAAATGCCGTTCGGTTTCATACACTCGATCATCGATTTCATTACCCCGAAACCTATTTCACACCAAGGAAGTTTGACTGAGAGATTACTCAAAGGAGATGTCATAGAGGCTACGAATGACTGTGGAGAAAAACGTTATATACAGATACGTTCGGAAACACACGCAGAAAGAAGAAGAAGTTTGGAAATTCTTCTTACAAAATGTAAAAAGTTAATATCCTCCGTAACCTTGGAAGATCATATACACAGAAGATATGTGAGAATTGTGAAATTAACAGAAAAAGTGAGAGAAGCTATGTACATGGCTGATGATATTACTGATCTCATTGTTGAATACGAAGAATTAGAAAGAGATGTAAAGAAGGCTTCTTCGTCTTTTAGAAACCTAAGTGACGCGATTGTCTAGATTTGTAATAAGATGGATCTCTTTCATAAAATAATAGACCTCATTGATAAAAACTCGGATAGGATCCCTGAGGGGGACTATCTAGAGTTATGTGACACAATTCAAGAGTTACGACGACAAGTAAAACCACCTTCATTTCTCCTCGATCAAAATCAACCTCTTTGGATGGGGGAACGACCGTCGCGGGATTTTCTAATCTCCGGGCCTGTATATCGACCCACTGTACCAGTGACTGCTGGTCAACCACCTGAATGGTTTGAAGATGATGACGAAGAAATTACCTATCCGGGTCTTAATCAGTTTTTACAAGAATTACACGAGGATTGGGCGGCAACGGATCATGACGGACCAGTTGAACCTGGGTTTTATTATCCTCCACCGAGACAAGGAATGCATCAACACGTAGAGGATGGTACCACAGTTGCTGAAGTTTCTATGATGGATGTAGACTAACGACGAGGTCTCACACGTAGACTATTGAGGTCTCGCCAAGCATCTCGAATCACCCGCGGTGGTGCTGAGGGATCAACTGTAGCTGTAGTTTCTAGCTGACCTGTTAGTTCCTTTAATTTCAAGTGTAAATGTTTGAGTTCGTTTGATATCTCCACGTACGCCCATTCTGTTTTTGTTGGGAACATTTCATCATTTTCCATGATCTCCATGATGTTTCTTAGATGTTCCATACCTAAGTGAAGCCTAGAATTTATATTTTTCAATAAAAAACAACCAACATGGAAGACTTACGTAACCTCATGGCATGCATCGACGAAATATCCAGTCAGATCCCTGACGGAATGTATCTGAAGATGGCTGACCAAATGAAACGCGTTCATGAACACATGAATGGCAACAAGAGCATCCACGATGACACCTTCTACTACAGTGACGATGATTCTGTCCTTGATAGTGATGATGACTCGGACAGTGACTTCTCCCCAAATCTCGATCGAACACGTCTCTCTGATATTGCACTTCTCAGAGACCAGCTTCTGGATCGTGTGAAGAAGATGCACGAGGAGTACAAGGTTCTCATGAAATGCGAAAAGGAAGCGAGGCGTACTTGGACCCCAATCAAGCGTATGACTGCGTTTCGAAAGACTCAGGCTATCAAGCTGTGGTGTGAAAATAACGTCAGATGGGCTCCTGGTGGTAAGGCTGGGGAACTCATTGGATGTGGTCCCATCGTCACTGGGTCTAGCTTCTGGACTTGGAAAAACCTGATGGAAAACGGTCTTCGAGCAGTCGTGATGGAAATTGGAACCGATGAGGAGAAGGTCCTAGATTTCGTCTACTACGATGAACTTTCACTCAAAACAATCCAAAAGCTTCCCGCCTTTGAGAAGAAGATTTACGATGACTACAAGGAAGAATGCCAAAGGAGATGGTATGTCGCCATCCAAAACGCTAAGTTAAAGGTGGTTG